GGTTGCCGACTGGGAGGCGCAGACCAAGGCGCGTGATCCCGATTGGGCGCTCAAATCGGACGTTGTCGAACGCTTCTCGCAGTCCCTTGTCATGTCAAAGGGGCGGCCAACCTCGCCACAACAGGCAGTGGCGATGGCCCAGGAAGCCTATGAGGAAGCCAACCGTGTGCTCGGCCGGGCGCGACCGCAGCCAGCCGCAACACGTCTCAGCCCATCCTCAAACGTCCATCACGCAAATGGCAACGGCAGTGCGGCCCCAGAACCCAGGACCCTGATGGAGGCAGCCATCCTTGGGCTTCAACGAGGTGCGCAGCGCGTGCATTAGCCTGAAGGGCTAATCCAATGGCATTTACAGCTGGAGAAATCACCAACATCGCAAACGCCGCCTTAGACTTCTATTTTAATCGAGGCGATACTTTCAAACAGACGATCCAAGCCAAGCCGTTGCTCAACCAAGCAGAGCGCACGGCTAAGTCTTTCCCCGGTGGCAAGGGTAATATCTCGCTGGCGATCAAGGGCGACTTTGGCGCCGGCGGCACCAACGACAGCGTTGTCGGCTACACCCACAACGACGCCGTCAACTTCTACACGCCGGCCAACATCCTGCGCGCTAACTACCCGTGGCGCGAGCACCATATCGGTCTGACCCTGACCCATACCGAATTGAAGATCGACGGTATCAGCGTCACCGATGAAGAGGGCAATGGTGACAATTTGAGCCGTCATACCCAGCGCGAGATGACCGTGCTGGTCAACCTCCTGGAGGACAAGCTCAACGACTTTGGCGAGCAATACGCCCGGTCGATGACCAAGCTTTTATGGGGTGACGGCACCGCTGATCCCAAGGCGCTGGCGGGTATCCAGTCGATTATCCGCGACAACCCGGCAACCGGTGTGGTCGGCGGTATCGACGCTGCATTGCACTCGTGGTGGCGCAACCGGGCTTACACGACAGCCGCGGGAGCGGCCGGCGGCAACGCCCCGATCACCTCGGCCGCGACCAATGGCGGTGCGCTTCTCCAGGTGCTTCAGCAGGAATACCGCCAGTTGATCCGCTATGGCGGTGATCCCACCGAGTTCCTTGCCGGGAGTGCTTTCATCAACGCGATGGAAGTCGAGATGCGGGCCAACGGTGTCTACACCCAGCGTGGTTTCCGCGGGCCGCAAGACGGTTCGATCGGCGGGATGATGTTTAACGGCATCACCATCCAATACGACCCTTGGCTTGACGATCTCGGCCATGCCAAGCGAGCGTACTGGTTCGATCCGCGGCACATCTACCTGATGAAGATGGATGACGAGTGGCGTCATCTGTTCACGCCGGCGAGACCCTATAACAGCTTTGTGATGTACAAATCACTCACGGCAACCGGTCAGATGGTAGCGCAACAGCTGAACCAGTCCGGGGTCTACGACATCGCGTAAACGCAAAGGGAACCTATGGCCGACTTCCAACTTCTCAGTTGCCGCATCCAGTTGGCGGGATCAAAAGACAGTGTCGTCTACCGTGGCGCGCACAACCCGCTTTCGTACCCGGAAATCCTCATCATGCAGTTTATGCACGGGGATGATGCGGTTACCGAGATCGAGGAAGTCGGCACCCTCAATATGTCGAACCTCGATCTGTTGCACCACTTGCAGCTGACCTATCCCAAGGAAGCGGTGCAACAGTGCTTTCCTGGTGCGCGACCAAACCTCACCGCCCGCAGTGACGAGTTCCACAAGTCCCGGGCGGTCTTGATGGCGGCCCAGGACGCGCGGGACGCGAAGGTGATCGAGACCCCGGGGCCAGGCCCCAGCCTCGAAAACATGAATATCCCGGAGCCCACCCCCAAGCAAAAACCACACCGTGATCGTACCGCTCACGCAGCCGATCGGGTGAGCTCGATCGCCGGCGGCCGGTTTGAGGAAGGCGAAGATGCCGGGCCGTTTGCTCAGTGATCTGCTCAGTGCGACCCGTATGGAGGCCGGGCATTCGACGTCCCCGGTCAACGACGTCGAGACGATCACCTACCTGATTAACCGCACCCAGAACGAACTGGCCTACTCCTACGATTGGCCAAATCTCCAGATTGATAGAGATATCGATCTGGCGGCCAATCAGCGGTACTACCCGTACCCCCAAGATATGCCGTTCGAGCAAGTCAACATGATGTGGGTGATGCTCAACAACGTTTGGAACACCATCGAATACGGGATCTACCCCGAGCACTTTGCGATCTGGAACTCGGATCTTGGGTTTATCTCGTGGCCGGTGCAGCGCTGGATGCACAATTACGACCAGGACGTGTTCGAGTGCTGGCCGATCCCATCACAAGCCGGCACGCTGCGGCTGCGCGGGCATATGCTCATCCCCGAGCTCATCGCGCTGGACGATACGTGCATTATGGACCCGACGATGATCGTGCTGTTCACCGCGGCCGAACTCCTGGCGCGTGAGAACGCCAAGGACGCACCGATCAAGCTCCAGAAAGCTAACGCCTATCTGCACCGGCTCCAGACCCGTCAGACGGCGCATAAACGCCGCCCCTTCGTGGTCGGCGGCGGCGGCACGGGGGATGCGACCCAGCCACGCATTGGCATCGATTACATCCCACCCGGCTATGGCTCCGGCCCGGCGAGACCATAAATGCCGATCCTCCTGATCGAGGATTTCACCCACGGTCTCGACGTTCGCAAATCGCCCCTGACCGCGCCGCCGGGCAGCTTGCAGATGATGCAGGACTGCGTCTTGACCAACGGCGCCGAGATCGAGCGGCGCAAGGCGTTTGTCAATATCGGGCCGCTGCCGGCGGATACCGTGGGGCTCTCGGCGTGGAACGGCCAGATCACCGTCTATTCTATGGAGTTTGGCGATGGCCCCATATCGGTGCCCAATTGCCCGATTCCGGTCAATCGCAAGTACGTCAACGTTGCGCTGACAACAGGTGCCACAAACATCACCGGCATTGTCGATTACGATGTCTGGGACAACTACCCGTTTGTCATTGTCCGCGGCAATGACGGCTCCAGCCAACCGATATGGCTGGGCCCGGGAGGCGGGGTGAATGTTCCAGTCAACGGTCAATACTGTCGCGTCCATCGCTCCAAGGTCTATCTCGGTGACGGGGCTAACCTGCGGTTTTCCGATGTCGGCGACCCTGCCTCGTGGACCGACCAGAACGTCAACGATCCCCGCGGAGCGGGCTTTATCGAGATGGCCCAGGACGATGCCGATGCGGAATACGTCAACGGGTTGGAGGTTTACTATGACCGCATGGCGGTTATGGCGCGGCTGGTCACGCTGATCTGGTATCTTGATCCTGACCCGACGCAAAACGCTCTCCTCCAGACCCTGCGCATCGGCACGATCTCGGGGCTCTCGGCAATCCAGTTTGGCACTGGTGACGTGATGTTTTTAGCCGATAGCGGTATCCGCAGCTTGCGGGCGATGAACATCTCGATGGCTGCTTCGGTAATCGATGTTGGCTCGCCGATCGACCCGATCGTGACCAACCACATCCTCACCAACCCAAGCGAGGCGGCCGTCGCGCGTGCGGTTATCGAACCGGTGTTTGGGCGCTACTGGCTGGCATTTGATAATACGATCTACGTCCTGTCGTATTTTCCCTCGTCAAAGGTCAGCGCCTGGTCGACCTTTGTTTTGCCCTTTCATATCGACTACATGGCGACGACCAATAACCAGGTCTATGTGCGCAGTGGGAACGACCTCTATCTTTATGGCGGTGCCGACGGGCTGACATATGACAGCACCCCGGCGATCGTGCGCACCCCGATGATGCACAACCAGGCCCCCAGCATCTGGAAACGGATTTCGTCGATCGACCTGATGCTTCAGGGCAGCTGGGCCTTGGATATTGGGATGAACCCCGGGGCGCCTTTTACCTATGAAAGATGCGGGATATTTACCGGGGAGACGTTTTCACTCCAGAAGATCAAGTTCGCCGGCTATGGCACCCATATCGGTTTGCAGCTGACATCCCAGGACGCCACGCCGGGACGCATCGCCTCGATCTCGATCAACTACCAAGACGGCGAAGTCAAAGGCGGCGGCTGATGGCCCAAACTTTCAAACGCCTGGCGCATCCTGCGGATGCGCCGCATCTGGCAATTGTACTAAAACAGCATTTGGGGGGTATCCAGGCGAACTATACGGTTGCCGCACTACCTGATGCTGTCGCGAACCAGGGGGTGCGCAGCTTTGCCAGCGATGCGGATGCAACAATCTTTTATTCGGTTGTCGCGGGGGGTGGCACGAATTACGTGCCGGTTTTCAGCGATGGCACCGATTGGCGGATTGGTTAAACGATGACCGACGCTATCCGTCAGCCGGTCGATCGCCCGGCTGTCGAGCACATCGTTAAGCACCTGCGCCCGCGCGACCGCGAGGAGATCTTTGCCCTGCGCTGGGATGACGACGAGAAGAAGCTGGTCGACGAGGTGATGTTATGGACCGGCGACATGACCTGGGTCTGGTGGCGTGACGACGAGCCGATCTCACTGCAAGGTGCGTGGCCCATACGTCCCGGCGTCTGGTCGTGTTGGGCCTTTGGCACCCCCCGTTGGCCCGATGTCGTGTTGCCGATGACAAAGCACTCGCGACGGTTTATCATCCCCGCACTCTTGCGCGCCCAATTTCATCGGGCGGAAGCGGTCGCACTCGCAACGCACAGGGATAGCCGGCGCTGGATGGTGGAAGCGCTAGGCGCCCGCGAAGAGGGGATCCGCCGCGGCCTTGGACGCCACGGTGAGGACTTCGTCTCTTACGTGTGGACGCCGCAGGATGTGCTTCGGTGGTGCGAGCCCAGGTCCGGATTACAGCGTGCCGATCGCGCAAGCGCAGATCCAGGCGCAGCAGCAGATCGCCAGCCAGAACGCCGACCTCCAGCAGAAGATCGCCGACCAGCAAGCGCAACAGTCGCAAGAAGCGCTTGACTATCAAAAGTCCCAGGACGCCCAGCGTCAGCAAGAAGCCGTCACGACCGCCCAGGTCCAGGCGAATTATGACGGAAACCGCTCGCAGCTGGCCAACCAGTACACCAACTGGGTCAACCAGACCTTTGCGCCTTACAACGATGATTACTACAACCAGTACGCCAAAGACTATGTCGCGGCGCTGCAACCCGAGATCGACCGGCAATACACCAATGCGCACGGCCAGATGGTCTTTGGTCTTGCCCGTAACGGACAACTGAACTCCCAGTCGCACGCCGATCTCCAGGGCTCGCTCGACCAGGCGCGGGGACGTGCGATGACCGACCTCGCCACCAACGCGTCCCAGGCCGCACAGGCCCTCAAGAGCCAGGTTGGCCAGACCCAGAACTCGCTTCTAACGCAGATCCTCTCGACCGGTGCCCTGGGGCAACCGGTGTCACCAGCCACGCCCGACGCCATGCAAGCCGCGATCGACAACACCAACCGGTCCCTGCAAGACGTCTCGGTGACCGGTGCCGACCAGATCGCCAAGATCGGCCAGCTGCCGACCTCGTCGACCATCGGCAATATCTTTGGCGGGGCGGCCACCGGGATCGGCAACTTCCTCCAGGGTAACCAAGCCTTCAACGCCAACCAGGTCGGTGGTGCCGGTGGTGCCGCCGGTGGCGGCGGCAAAGGCCCGACAGCGCCGGGGATCAACTAGGCCATGTGCACACCCCTCCTTGCCATTGCCGCTGTCAGCGCTGCCGCCACGGTCGGCGGCGCGATCATGTCGTCCCAGAGCCAGGCCAGCGTGGCCAACGCTCAGATGTCGGCGGCGCGGCAGACCCAGATCGCGCAAAACACTGGTTTTATGCAGCGGCTGCAAGCGCAGAGCGACCAGCAGCAACGCGATTATGCGACCCAACAGTCCGCAATCCAGGCGCGCGCCGACGCGCAAAACCAGCTTGAGACATCGCAGAACCAGGCGACGGCCGACCGCGAAGCCCAGATTGCCTCGTCCAATGAGCAAGCCAAGACGATCGGTTCTCAAGCGCAGCAAGCCATCACCAATGCCACGTCCCAGGTCAACCCGGCCCAAGCCCAAGCTGCTCAGCAGCAACAGATTATGCAGTTGGCCACGGCCGGTGGCGGCGCGGCCACAGGCCCCACCGCGGCAGCACCAGCCGATGCTAGTGGCAACCCCGCAGGCGTAGCCGCCCCGACCAGCAACGAGACCGCCTCGGCAATCGCCACAAGACTGGCCCAGGCCGCGGCGCAGACCCGCGACTATGCCGGCAAACGTGCGACGGTCGCATCCTACGGGGCGCCGCTCGCCCAGATCGCCAACGTAACGCAAGGTCTCAACACCACGAGCTTGCCTCTCGCGGATCGCGAGCGGCAGATCCAAGCATCGCTGCCGGCCCAATTGGGGCCAAGCACGGTCGGCTATCAGACCGCAGGCAATTACTACAAGAGCTTGCTCGACGTTATCCAGGCACGCACCCAGGGGCGGCTCAACGTCTCGCAGGCGATCGGCGCCGGCGACATCACCACTGCCGATTTGCAACAAGCCGACATCGGCAACGCCGCCCAGAACCAGGCTGCGGTGGCGGCCTGGAAAGCTGCCTCCGATCCGCTCCCCGGTATCCTCTCCGGCGTCGGCCAGGCCGGAATGTACGGCGCCGGCTATCTTGGCGCCGGTAGCAGCCTTGGTCTCAACAACAGCCCTGGCAGCTTCTTGAACACTATCAAAACCTGGGGCAACACACCCTTTGTGTAGCGAGATACCTAAATGCCGGTAAACGATCCTTTTGGGCCTTCAGTCTACGTCCCGGACCTCAACACCGGGGCCGGCTCGGCGTCCCAGGGCTGGGCCACGGGGATCTCCAACCTAGCCAAGGGGCTCTTTCCCGACCCCAATTCCTTGGCTGATGCGCGCTACAAGAACACGCAAACCCAGCTGCTCAACACGCAAGCTACCGCACGCAGCAATCTCGCGACGATCTTTGCCAACCCCAACGCCGCTGCCGACCCCAACAACCGGGCGCAGATCTACTCGTGGATGACGACGCTGCCGGCCGACGAGCAAACCGCCTGGCACAACAATCTGGCAGGGGTCATCCAGAACGTCCCCAGCATGACGCAAGCGCAACGCGATCAGTACAATGCCGGGGCCGGCATGGTCCCGGCCGGGAACACCCCGAGCGGTTTTAACGCTCAACTGCAAAACCAGGTCAACACCGCGACGATCGGGGCCAACGCGCAGCGCGATGTGGCGGGCATCAATCAAGGGGGCGAGAATTACCGCTGGGGCAACACACCGATGCCCGCTACCAGCAGCGGTCAAAGCAATGCTGGCCCGGCTGGCCCGACGATAACCACACCCAACCAAGTCAATGCGTCACCCCCCGGCACTTACATGCCGAACTATCAAGACCCAGCCAGCACGGCAACGGTCCTGGGTGGCCGTGGCGCCCAGCAGGGGGCGCCGCCAGCATCGCATGGGGTATCGCCGCCGCCCGCGGCAACACAGCCCCAAACGGGGTCCCAGGGTGGGCCAGCGACAACGACCAACCCAGCGCCGACCAACCCCGACACACCGGCGGGCCAAGCCAGCACAAACCTGACAGCAGCGGGGCAGAGGGGTCAGCTGCCGACCAATCAGGCCAAAGAAAGTCTCGATATCGCGGTCGACCGCAAGGCTGCCGAAGCCTACGGCCAGCCCGGAGGGCTCGGCGGCATCTTTGGCCCGGGCAAGGCTGATGTAAGCAGTCCTAATCGGTATCGCCTTTCGGACGACTTGAAAGCACAGGTCACCAACCGAGCGAACCAGTTGATGCTCAGCCCGGCGAGCAAAGGCACGTTTGGCAGTGTCGATGCCGCGGTCAACCAGGCGTGGAGCGACATCATCGAGCCGCTGAAAGCTGCCGGCAAACTCGACACCACCCGACATTTTATGGGCGGCGGCCAGCCGGAGATTTATCAGACGGGACCAGCAACGCCGACAACGCCGATGGCGCCGGCGCCAGCGCCGGCGCCACCAGCAACGACCCCGCCGGCAGGGACCCCAGTGGCACCCTCGGGAACATCCGCGCTGCCGAAACCGGCGCCAGCGACCCCACCCGTAAGATACACCGCCCCGGCACCCGCGGCCGCAAAGCCCGCGGCGGCAAAGTCGCCTGGCGGTGGTTCCAGCGGTGCTATCCAGCCGGGCGCTGTTTGGGGGAACCGTGTCTATACCAGTGGCGACCCCAACAACGCAGCGAACTGGGGCGTTGCCACCGCAGCACAAATCGCCACCGCCAGAAAGAACGGGAATTACCGGCAATGAAAACACCCAGGATCACCGTCCCCGGCGCCGCCCTTGGTGGCGTGGCGCCACCACCGGGTTTGCCGGTCGCACCGCGTCTTCCTGCCGAGCCGATCATACGCAGCAAGCGCGTGCCGCGCCCGGCCGCGAAGAAACCGCTGCCGCGTCCTCCCCGCATGGGTAGGTGATGCCGCTCGACGACTTTACCTGGGGCGCTGGGACAGGCACCGCGGGGCGAGCGACAGGGCCGCCGACACCCTTAGTGCCAGGACGCGGTGGCGGCAGTGCCGGCCCCGGCGTCCTCTCGGGGGTCGACCCCGATCTGCACCGGGCAATGGCGTCGGCCTTTGCCACGGTCCTGCCGCCCGGCTTTCGCGCCGTGATGACATCGGGCGTGCGCAGTGGTGATCCCTCTTCGCAGCACGCTACCGGCCATGCCGAGGATTGGCATATCTACGATAACAACGGCAACGACATATCCAACCGCGGCCCTGACGTCACTCGTCTTTATCGTAATGCCGCGGTGCAAGGGCTGCTCAATCTTCAGTACATCAACCCGCAAAAAGCCCAGCAATTCGGCTGGGGCAATTACTTTGAAACGGAGAAGGGCAGCGGCCAGCGCGATATCATGCACTATGATCTTGGGGGTGCCAGGGCTTCGCCCGGGTTTGGCGACCCCCAAGAGGTCTATCGCGAAGCAGCCGCGGCCAAACAAAAATTCGCCACCACCCCGTCGGTAGCGGCTCCAACCGCGCCTGCGACACCTGAGCAGCCGGAGCAGCAAGCGCCGCAATGGCCCACTACCAAGCCGTGGGAGACGCAGCAACCAGACCAGCAACAACCGCCGTCAGCCCAGCCGGCGGCGCCCCCGGCCGACGTGCCCGCGTCCTCAGACGCAACGCCGGCACCGGCACCGGCGGCAGCGCAGCCGCAATGGCCGGCCACCCCACCTTGGCAGCAGCAGCAGCAAGCACCGTCGCCAGCCCCGCCCGCTACGTCCCAGGACGCGACGCCGCAGTGGCCCACGTCCCCGCCTTGGGAGAAACCAACCGAGGCCGCGTCGCCGGCGGCGCCGCAATGGCCCACGTCGCCGCCTTGGGAAACGCAAACCGCCCCGGCTGCCCCGCAGCCCAGCGTGTCCCGGGCAACCCCGGTCTACCGACCCGAGCTCTATGGCGAGCCGGAAGTGCCATCGGTGTCATCGTTCGCGTCGTTGCTGCCAGCCTTACCGACTGGTCAAGAGCTCGGGTCTGAGGCGTCGGCTGGGACGGCAGCACCGGGTGCAGTGCAGCCCGCGGCTGCACCGCAGCCGGAAGTCGTCCCGCCACCGGCATTGCCGGTTCCTGCCGAGCTTGGGTCCGAGGCGTCGATGGGGACGGCCGCACCGGGGGCGGTGCAACCGGCACCGCAGCTGGTGCTACCAGAGGTGTCCGTCGTTTACCCGGCTCCTGCCGAGCTCGGGTCCGAGGCATCGATGGGGACGGCGGCACCGGGAGCGGTGCAGCCGGCTGCGCCACCAGCGCAGCCGCAACCACCTTACCCGGTTCCCGCGGAGCTTGGGTCCGAGGCGTCGATGGGGACGGCAGCGCCGGGAGCGGAACAACCAGCGGTGGCGCAACCAGCGCTGTCGGAGGAGGAACAGGCACAAGGGATCATGCCGGATCAAGGCGCCGCGCTGGGCGCCGGCCTTGGACGAAGCTTCGTGACGGGGATTGGGCAACTGGCTGCCGGTCCCGGGAACATCGTTCAGGGCGGCAGCGCGACGGTCGCATCCCAGGCTCGGCAGCGGGCCAGCAACCAAGTCGACATCATGGACCGGATCGATCGCGGCGAGACGCCGCCGATCCCGGCCACCGATATGGTTCAGCAAAGCTTTGCCGGGATGTATCGGGACGCGACCCCGGAACAGCGCACGCAGATCCGCCAACAGGTCGAAGGGCAGATCGCCAACGCGCCACCAATCCAGGAGGAACCCTACTACAAGACCTTTCAGACGATCGGCCAGACGCTCGCTGCGCCGGGCGACTGGGTCACCCGGCAGGGCGAGAAGATCACCCCGCCGGCGGGCTACGAGGACGCGCTGTCGACAAAGATCGGCGCCGCCTTTGGCTCTGCCCCGGTCTATGTCGTTGCCGGCGCGCTGGGCGGCCTGCCGGCGCTGGTGGGCGTGGCCGGGATGCAAACCTATTCCCAGAGCTACCAGGAAAACCTCAAGGCCGGCTATGCCCCCGAGGATGCTGCGGTCGACGCCGCCCTCAAATCGGTCGCCGGGGCCGGGATCATGGCGTTTCCGATGGCCCATTGGCTCAACACGCTGTCGGGGGTCGAGAAGCGCGTCTTTCTCGCCGCGGTGACACGCATGGGGCAGGACGGCCTCTTTATGGCGTCGGCCCAACAAGCCCAGCAACTCGTCAACAACATCATCGACAAGGCGCAGCTAAATCCCGATCAGTCGTTGACGGCCGGGGTGGGCGATCCCAAGGATATCGCCGCGTCGGCACTCTTTGGCGCAGCGGCCGGTCTTCCTCACGCTGTCGGCGCGGGGGTGCACCAGGCCGCGGTCAACCGGCGGGAGGAGATCGTCAGACGGTGGCTCGACGCTACCAAGCAGCAACGCGAGGCACCGGAGACGCCAGCGCCCGCACCCGATAACGCGTTGGTCAAGCAAGGTATCACCACGGTTCCCAACACCGATCAAGGTCAGACCCTGGTACGGGCGACCGACAGCCTGGGCAATAGCTGGATCGGCCATTCCGGCGTCCTGGTCAACGAGGGGCACAATCCGACCGTCGACCAGCATTTCAAGGATGCCGAGCAGACCCAGCCGGTGCAGACCAACACCGATCTCAAAGCTACCAAGGCGATCGACGACCTGGTCACGTCGACCCATGTCGACGCCACGCAGGGCATCACCTGGACCGGGGCCTACGAAGGCGAAGCCCCCAAGGACGAGAATGGGGACCCCGTAAAAGACCAAAACGGCAATGCCCTAACCGGCCAGGTCATGGTCGTTGGGCACGACGCCGAGGGCCACGCGGTCGAGATCCCCGAGGAACGCTACGCTGTTCTGGGGCAGTACGGGGACCTCAACCACGACACCTATCTGATGGCGCGGCCGGGCGAGAACCCGCTTGTCGCGGTGCGCGACCCGAACACGGGGTTTGTTTACGCCATCGCCCAAGGGCACCCACCGGCGAACGAGCGGTTGCCCGATCACCTGACGCTTGAAGAGCAGGATGCACAGAACAAAACGCAGGGCCAACCGCCGGAGACGTTAACGTCAGCTGTGCGGGTAGGCGGAAAGATTTATACCGGTGCGACCCACGGCGAAGCCTACGACCAAGCACTTCGTGAAAACGGTGGCGTCGACCCCGGCAGCAGTAAAGCCGACCGCAATCTGTTTGTTCGCGCTGATGGCTCGGTTGTGAGTTTTGAAGAGGCGCAAGGCATACGGAAGGCAGAAGAGCAGAACGCGCAGGGCCAGCCGCATCCTGACAGCCCTGAGAACCTGTCACTGGCAAACTTCACTGCGGCGGTTCACCGCGGGCGAATGGCTCCGAGCGAAGACCCCGGGTTTAGCAGGATCGAGCGGAATATCCCCACGTCCGCGCTTCGATCTGATGACCCAGGGCGTAGCATCGACCAAGGACTGCATTTTGGTTACAGCACCGACGATATAGCAAAATTTCTCGCCCACCATTGGGCCGCACGAAATGACCCGGCCTATCGGCAAGCGATCGACAATGCAGTAGGGGAGGGCACTGCCCCTGCTGACCAGGTCGGAGCACTCCGGGAAATCTGGCGAAAGGCGATCGACGATAACCTCACCGACAAACACATTGCCGGCGCTCACCAGGAGATGCTTGAAGAGCAAGACACCGCGGGCGCGCGGGGACCGACGATCAGCAACGAGCCGGTTAAAGGCGAGGCACCGATCGTGCGATTTCGCCAGGACGCAGCCGCCATCCAGGCTGCGCTGCCGCCTGTAGCGGATGGCTACACGCGGTTATGGCGCGGCAATCGACCAGGAGAGATCGGCACTGCCCGGCAGTTCACCAACGATTTGCCGGGTATCGCCCTGCCATTTCGCGAAGCTTACGGGCACGATATTTCTTATGTCGACGTCCCAACCACCGAACTGGCGCAACACGAGAACAAGGCTGGCGCGGCTCCCGGCGCCGAGTTTTCCTTACCGCCTGAACTAGCAGCACAAGCCAAGGGCGTGAATGTCGCGCCCGGCGGTCAGCCGCTTGCGGATCGCTTCCAACAGGCCGGCCGTGGTCGCGCGGCAATGAACATGCGCCGGCAGCCGAACATCGTACCGCCCGACATCACCGACCGACCCTCGCTCTACCGTCGGGCGTTCCGGGATCTGGGCTACGACCCCGACGTCATGGTCAACAAGCCGGTGCAGGATCAGATCGATGTTCTCAGCGCCGGCTTGAAGCGTATCTACGGGTTCAAGGACGTCGTCGTCGATCCCAAGGCGCAGCCGCAAAAGGTGATCGATACCCTCCTGGATGCGCATCATAACCTTCAGTGGATGGCCCATGCGCTGGGCTATTCCGAGAAGGCGATGAGCCTTGATGGCACAATCACGCTGCGGCTTGAGCCCCTGAAGTCCGTCAGAAAAGATACCTATCTCGGCCTCTACGATCCCAATACCAAATCGATCCACATGCCGGATCGGTCGAACTCGTTTGCCCATGAATGGACCCACGCGCTCGATCACGCGCTGATCGACAAGCTAGCCAATCACCCGGTTGGGCGCGGCTCGCTGCTGAGCAGCCGCACTCGCGCGGGCGCGTTGGAGACCCATGTCCGACCGGGCAGCCCCGAGGAAGGCTTTGCCCGGGTGATGAACGCAATCTTTCACGACCACGCGCTGGAAGCCGCCCGGGTTGCCGATCTCAACGCCAAAGCCGCGCAGGGTGGCAAGGCGGGGCAAGCGGCCGCGGCCGAGGCTGGGCGCATTGTCGCTGGCGCCAGGACGCATCAGACGATTGGCCCAACCGCATTTCGTATGGGGGCGCAGTCGCGTTACCACGCGCGGCCCGAGGAATTGCTGGCCCGGGCGGGCGAGGCGTTTGTTGCGCATCTGGTCGACGTGCTGGGCGCCGGCAACGAGTTTATCACCAAAGGCGACCGGGCCTATCTCGACCAGGCGACCCAGCGGTTTAACGATCTCTACCCGCACGGCCCCGACCGGGACGCGATCTTTAAGGCGATGCAAGACTTTCATCAGGTCCTGCAACGCAACCAGATCCTGGGGCACGATCCCCGGGCCAGCGTCCCCAGCGATCACGACATCCTCGACCCCATCCACTGGCGCAACCTGGCCGAGCCGCAGGCTAACCCGGCGCTGGCCGCAGGGCTGAAGAAGCCGATCGTCGCTTACACGTCGTGGCGGCAGCGGATGCTGGCAGGGCTGGAAACCACCGCCGCGCGGATGGGTGCAGAGAAGGTGCCGCGATGGTCCAGGCAGGGCATCCTGCGCGGGGCGCTGACCCTCAAGGACGTCGCCACCCCTTATGCCTACTCGAACATGGGTCAGCTGGGGGTCTATCACGAGCGCTACGAAAACCTGGGCAACCACGCTGCGGCCCGGGTTATCGGCAATGTCATGGACAAGCTGGGCTATCGCTACGCCGAGGGCAGGCTCCAGGCGACCCCTTTTGAGCGGCTGGCCAATCGGCTGGCCCAGAGCCACGTCAACAAGCTTGACGCGATCCTCCGCAATAACGGGATCGACACCGCGCGGATCAGCGCGCAGACCGACCGGCAGCTATGGGACGCGCTGCGGGGACGCGACACCGGCGCCGGGCCGATCCCCGCCAACGTGCAGCGTGCCGCCGGCGAGGTCCGCGCTCTGCTCAACGATTTTTGGTATCAGGTCGAGCGCGGTGGCATCCCGGTGGGAATGCCGCGAGATGAGGGCTACGTCCCGATCGCCTTTGACCACGACAAGATCACGGCTGACGGGCAAAAGGCGCACGCCACAATCAGCAATGCGATGGCGGTCGATTTCGAGGTCAAGCAGCGCCAGCAGAACGGCGCCTTTATCCACGAAGCCTACGGTGACCTCAACCGCAAGAACCTGCCCCAATCGATCAATGACGGGATGACCAAGCTCGGTCAGGTCCAGGAGCAGATGCGCAACGAGACAGATCCGCAAAAGCTGGCGGATCTCGATCGGCAGCAACAGCAGCTGCTTGCGCAACTTCACGATCCCATCCGGGATGCCTGGGCCAAGCAACGTGCCGATGATTGGGTCTACGCGCTAAATGACGTCCCGTGGGGCTACAAGAACGCCGGCGGGACGCTGCCCAGCGCCAACCCTCTCAAGAACCGCGTCCTGTCGGCCGAAGCAAGGGATATCATGGCCGAGAATGGTTACATTCTCACTCGCCCTAGCGAATTGCTGCCCTACTATTTCCACCAGCTATCACGCAAGATCGCCTTTAACCAAACCTTTGGCGCCAAAGGCGAAGTTCTCGACAAGGTGATGAACGACCTGATGGCGGCGGGGGTGCCGCGTGAGGATCGTGTCGAGATCAAGCGGTCGATCGAAAGCTCGATCGGCATCCTCACCTCGAACGAGGTGTCGACCGGCCATCAATTCGCCACCTGGGCGCGCGGCCTCTATACGATCGGGTTGATGGGCCGCGCCGCCTGGTCGACAGTCGCCGAGCCGATGGTGGCAACGATGCAGACCGGCTCGTTCAAGGCTGGTTTTCATGGTTTTACGACGTCGACCCGCGCGTTGCTGGCCGACCTCAACCTGCTAAAGCCCAACGAGCGGATCGAGCATCTGCGCGATATCGCCAACGTCCTGGGGGTAACGTCGACCCGGCTTAGCGAGGCAATGCTCACCGGGCGAACTGCCGGCTTGCTAGGCTCCCCCGGCCGGCTGATGTCGAACGCCTACCGGCGATCGGGTCTCACCTACGTCACCAACGCCAACAAGGTCGGCGCCATCGCCAGCGCGGATGCCGCCCTCAAGATCTGGGGCAAGCAGATCATCAACCAGCGGCGGGGGTCGCTGTTCGACCCGCACGGCGAATTGCGCGAGCTGGGCATCCCGAACAGCGAGCACGCCGAGTTTGCCAAGTGGGTCACCAGCCGGGACGAGATGCCTTCGCTCGACGAGATGACGCAGACGCCGATGGGGCAGCGTTGGGCCGAGGCGGTTCAGCGCTTTGTCGAGAAGACGGTGATCGAGCCGATCGCCTCCGAGAAGGCGCGCGGTGCAAACTCCGCGCTAGGGCGATGGATCTACGGGTTGCAATCGTACAACTTTGGCTTTCAGCGGGCCGTGCTCAATCCGTTCTTTAATCGCTGGTTTACCACAATGGCCTATGAGCGCGGTCGGCTTGGCAAGGTCCAGGGCACGCTGAGCGGGACGGCGAAGTGGGCCGGCTATGCCGCCACCTCGCTCGCCGGGATGATGATGATCCAGCTGCCGACGACGATGCTGCGGCAGCTGCTGTTCGATACCGACCGCACCAACCAGTGGCTGGAGGATGGCAGCTACATCGAGAACATCATGGCGCTGGCGTTCTCGCGCATCGGTCTTGGTGGTGTCGCCGACCCGCTGATTAACGCGATCTCCCACGTCAGGTACGAACACGAAATCTCGTCGCTGGCGCTAGGCGCCCAGGCCAATGTCTTTGCCGAGAGCTTACAGGACATCGTCGGTTGGGCCACCGGCGGGGGCAGCGCCGAGACCAATACGTCGGAATACCGCATGCTGCGCGGCCTCTGGACGCTAATCGGCATGCCGGTTAGCGCCACCGTGGCGGCTGCGCTGCCGGGTGGTCCTCGTGCGTCCTACCTCCTGTCCCTCTTAGGACAATATGGGACGTCGATGACCGCGTCGGACCTGTTTGCCCGGTCTATCGCCGGGGCAAAGGGCGAAAGCAGCAAGCCTCTGACCCGCGAGCAGCAACAACAGCGCTATTACCACCCGCAGCCAAAACAAAAACAGGGCAGCGAGGCCGGCGCCGGCTCGCTGGCGTCAGGGCTCTTGGGGATAGCCGACGATTTCGCTGTCCCCGCTTTGCGGGGTGTCGGGCAGTTCCTTGCTCGTCGGCTTTGAATAGACCGGACGTCCCAGGCTGTCATAAGCGATCGGCATGATTTGCTCGACCTTGTAATCGCCCATCGCGGCGATGGCCGCATCGAGCGCGTCGAGCGCGGTATTGAAGTCTGCCATCGCCGCCTCGGCCTGAACACGGGCGCGATGAGCGCGGCTTGCCGCCAGCCGCACAGTGGCTTTCTCCGCACTCATAACGGCGACTTCGTACCGGTGCCCTTGGGCACCGTGCGCGGGTGCTCCGGCCCGACCGGCGAGCCCGTATTACGAATACGGGTCGCATCCCGCGGCAGGGCCCGTGTGATGTTTTGGGGCCGCGGCTTTGTGTCAAATGCGCCGGGGTAGGGGTCTTTGACGGTCTTTTTGGATGGCATCGGTCACCTCCTGTCGGCTAGTGTCGCATATTACACCACTGGACAAAACCCGTTTTAGCCGCCCCGAATACGCCGCTGTTCTGCCCCCGTTTTGCCCCCGTTCACCATCGGCGCGCCATTTATGCGACACCCAAAAATGAGAACATCGCAAGACAAAATTGTCTTTAATTATGGAATATCAATAAAGTGCGAATTTGCACTCGACACGACACGACAAAAACCGGAGCGGGAATGGCGCATTTGTTGGGAGTAAACCGACAATGGATTTGCAATATACATCAAGAGGTTACGTGCCAAAAAACGCAATACGTGGCGTCCTAAATTAGGACGATTGTAGGAAGTGTCTTGCAAGACAAATTCTACAACCCAACTCTTTGATATTGCCGAATAATATGGTTATCCACAGAGACCGCCAAAGCGTTTTGTTTGGACACAAGTGGACATTTTAGGGCTTAAACGAGGGGAGGAACCGACCGGTTTGGACCCGGCCAGTTCCCCCCTGTTATCGGTAGACGATCAGCTTGACCCGAAAGCCAAGAATGACCACTATCAAAACCAGGAGCTTGCGATGTGCTAGCATCACAGTCCTCCTCTCGTGGATGCCGGCCAGGCCATTCCTGGTCGGCATCTTACGTTTAGCTCATTTCGTCATGGTGCTACCGCGATATTTGGCGGGCGCGGGATATCCGCGTTAAGCGGCCTCCACAAATGCAATGTGAACGGGTGATGGTTCTTGTGATCGACATCAGGCACATGGAGTTGCATGACAGTTTCGCCGGGTCCCCAGAAGAGGCTTTTGACGAAGCTCATCTCGGCCCAGGTTGGGCAGCGGTCCTCCAGGCTGACGCTGACGTGCTCCCACGGCATCGTCTCGTCGCCAGCCGACGCGATGATGCGTAGCAGCCCGGTCGGCTTCTGGACAATGAACGCGCCAAAAGGATCACCTTTGATACTCCAGTACCGATGACCCGGTTTGATAATCCGGTATTTCTCGATATGCGACCAGTCAGCCCTCATGCACGACCCGTCATCTCGGGCTGACCCTCAAACCGCGCAATCATCTCTTTCATCAGGATCACGATATCCTCACGGCTAGCGCCGTTGCTGACATAGTTGCAACGGCCGTCAAATCCCTCAAAGGGAAACACCATCATCACGATCCCGATCTTGCGATCAGGACCGCCGATCTTACCATTGAACAGTTCGTCGGCCGCCTGTATCAGCGCCACCATCGGGGCATAGTGTTGCTCCTCAACTGGCGCATCGCCGAGTTTTCGCCCTGATGCTTCCCAGTCTTGCCGTGCTCGACTACGGCGTTTGCTTTCGCCCATTTAACCCCTCCTATTTGCCGTATCTTGCAACCACTCGCCCCTCGGCCCCGACCGGTAGACCCGGCGCCCAAGCCGGCGTCGTCTTCATCACCGTCAGCATGGTCGACAGGTCCCACGCCGCACGAGCCGCGGGGCTCTCGACGATGAGCTCGTCGTGCACCGTCCCGACGATGTCGAGCCCGGTTCTGAAGAGGGTTCGTAAGCTATCGGTCAGTACGTCTCGGGCCACAGCCTGAGTGGCGTTCTCAACGAGCTTGCCGCCCCAGGTGCTGATCCGCTCCCACCGCCTGGTGTATTGGTTGACCCCTTCGTAAACCAGCCGGAAGCGACCGCGGTCGGGGTCCCACAGGCAATCGATATATTGGTAGAAGAGCTCGCGGCCGGAGGGCAGATGCATCACCATCGCCTTGCGTCGGCGTTCGAGGCCGATGCGGCCCACGGTCTCGTGGTAGCCGTCGCGGCCGGTGGCGACTGCCATTGCCGCGGAGCCGAGCTCGTACCAGAACTCAACGATATGGGTGCTGCTCGCCCGCCAGTCGTCGACGATCATCGCGGCTTGAACATCGTTCAAGACGATCTGATAGGTCGCCGCGGTCTCGACAAACTTGGTCGAGCCCATGCCAAAACCCAGCGCCAAGCGGATAACTTTACCTAACTGGCGATTGGTCGAACCTGCCTGATTGGCCGTCCAGACATAGACGTCCTCGCCACTAGCGTAGACGTCGAGCACGTCCTGCTGGCCGGCGAGCCAAGCGACGATGCGGGCCTCGATCTGCGACAGGTCGCCGACCGCAAAAAGGTTACCCGGTTCTGGGACGATGCAACCGCGCAGGCAGGAGGAGACCACCCCGAGAGGGGTATCCTCGAACAGCATGTTGAGCACGTCGGCGGGTTCGTCCTTGAGGATGAGGTCGATCGCCGCCGCGGTCGACTTGATCGTCGGCCGGGCGAGGTTCTGTAGTTGGATACGTTGCCCGCTGTAACGGCCAGTACGGGACGCGCCGTAATAGCGCCACAGGCCACGGGCATAGCCGTCGCCGGAGGTGGACCGCTTCATAGCGGCCAGCTTGGCAGTCGACGTCTTGGCGGCCTCGGCGCGGATCTCCAGGATGCGTTGGGCGAACGGGGTGAGAAAGGGATCAGTGGCCAGGACGTGGGCCACGACATCCTTGTCCAGGCCGTCGAGCTTCAGGTCGTACTCTGCCGCCAGAAAGTTCTTGATCTTAGTGACCTGGTTGATCGATTGCAGCCGCCCGGCGGTGACCCCGGCGAGCTCGGTATTGAGGCGCGATGTTTCGCTGTCGACAATCAGCTGCATGCGATCGATCAGATCGGTGTCCAAGAGCACGCCGCGCATGTTCATCGCGTGGTTGATGAGCCAGAGATGGAACTCGGTAGTCGGCAGCTTGGGGAGCATGCGATCGAGCTTGGCCTCGATCTCCACGTCCCGAACACAGTAGCGGCAGAGGGCATCGAACTTGGCCGGGGCATCCTCGTGCCACCAGCGCGGCGTCGGGTAGAGGCTGCGCGGGCGCATCAACTGCATCATCACGCGCCTGCCGGCGGCGTCTTTGCGCATGGAGGGGGGAAAGCGGAGCGCAAGGGCAACGTCGTCCAACGCCGCCGGCAGACCATGATACTGCGATCGGGCCATCGTGCACGACCATTGATGCGCTGGCGGGCAGTCGCCCCAGCCGTAGCCAGTCAGCACATGCCGCCAGATGGCGATCTCGAACGCCGCGTTGTGGGCAACGTAGGTAGTGCCAGGGTGATTGATGCGGGGGACCGGCTGCCCCGGATACCAAACCTCGATCGGGTCGTCGTCAAACTGGTAGGCCAGGCACAGGACGCGCGTTGACGGGTCTTCGGCATAGGCGTCGACCCCGACCTTGGGGAGATCGGCCAGCGAGCCGGTCTCGATGTCGATCACGCAGCGGTGCAAAACTCACTCATCAACATAATCTTCCCAGTCAGTCGCGATGTCGTGCGCGAGGTCTTGGATGATCTCGTTCACTTCCACGAGCGGATCGCGGCCAACACTAAGCCGCACGATTTCTCTCTCACTGACCCGCTGCGCTATGCGCTCGCGCTCGGCCGCGACCGCCTCGGCGGCAAAAGCATCGATAACCGCTGCAATGCGGCCTAAGCCCCACTCTGTAATAATACGTTGAACTTTCCAGCCATCCGGCAACTCGACCTCAATACTGCGCAGGGAGCGGGCGGCTTGCAGCGCATCCGGTTTCACCTTACTCATTTCACTCATTGCAGGAGCTCTTGGCCTTTAAGCGTTGGCACGAGACCGCGGCGGTTGTACGCGGCCCGCGCCTGGCGACGAACAAAACCTAGCTCCGCTAGGCGGTTTACACTGCGGGTGACACTGGGTTGGGGGGCGTGGATCAGCCGGGCGATATCCCCGACTGTGGGCGGCTCGGGTGCCACCAGGACGCAGTGCATGATGATCGCCTCGCGCAGCGTCAACCCGCCGGCCGCGGGGGCCTTGAGGAGGCTCCGGCAGAGACCGGCGGGGAGGTCGGCGTAGGTCGGCGCGAAGAGATCGAGCATCGCCGGGATCACAACCCCGCCAGGAGGCGCCTGGCTTCTTTGATGAACCCCCAACGCTCGTGAGGGGTGTAGTAGGTCGCATTCCGCGATAGCTGCCCCTCGGCCTCCAGCTGCGCCCTGCGGTGATCGTTGATCGCCCGGTCGAGCAGCCAACATGCCTCGTGGATAACCTCGTCGTAGTCAGGCAGCGATGACGAGAGGCTGCCAGAACGGGATGTCGTCGGCTCCGGCGGTGGCCGGGGTGTTCCCGAAAGCGTCGGCATTGTCGTCATCCTCCTCGCTCGAACGATCCCAAGGCAGGGTGGCGCGGCCATCCAGCCGCGGCATGTTGCGGCGGGTGATCTGCACCCCTTGCAGGCCAAAGCTGACACCGATATTGCCGCCCTGGTCATAGGCAAAGGCAGAGACCTGAAAGCGGGCCCGCTGGCCCGGGAAGACGTCCCCGGGGACGGTGATCTCGTGGGTGTCGGGGCCGACGATCTTGACCGGCTGGCTCGACCAGGCCGCGATAAAGCTGCCGTTGGGGACGTCGTAGCCGGCGACACCGGCCTTATCGGCACACTCGCGGAACGGCTTGCGCAGACGCGCCACAAAGCGCGGGTCCTTCATCTTATCACCAAAGAAATCGACCGCGGCCTGGTTGGCGAGCTTGCGCAGCGCGAGATAGGCCGGATCCTTCTGGGTGACCTCATCAAAGATCAAGTTGGCCGAATAGCGCGGCTGGCCGCCCTCGACGACCGGGCGTGGCTTGAAGAAGTGCGGGTAGGAGAGAATACCGGTGGGGGTCTGGACAACATTAACCATCTGTCGGTTCCTCGGTTTACGGTTTCACGGGGGACGTTGATAAGGTGCTGGCGATCTCCCCGGCGCAGCCGGCATAGCCGGCGCCGTCGATATAATCGTCGATGTTATGAGAGCCGGCGTATCGCCGTGCGATCTTGAGGGCTTCAAGCATATTGGCGACATCGAGGGCGTTGAGCCCGCGATGGCCATCCCGAACCGTTTTGGCAACAAGAATGGCGTTCCAAATGTGCGCGATGTTCTGAAGGTTGATCGCCTTGTCACCGTGAAGAGCGGCACGATCTCCCCTGACGAGCTCGCCGGCCTTGGTGCAGATCTTCGCGGCTTTCATAGCTCGTCCAGTTCGACGTTATGATCGGGGAAACAGCGATCAACCTCGATACACCACTCGTCAAAGCCGATGTTTCCACCAATCCACGGGGCTAAAATTTTACGCAACGCCTGCCGCACGTTTACGGACGCTGCTTCATAGCCCGCAGCGTAGCCCTTGCTGTATTCAGCGGTGTTGCCTTCCCGCATCAATTCGGCACCGTGACGAATAAGCTCCCTATCCGCCGTGATGTTCGGGGCCGCTTTCATGCCGCGTCCTTTTCGTCGATCCGTTCAAACGGATCGATCAGTTGGGTCTGACGGTCGAGCTTCACGCCCGACGAGCGTGCCTCGATCAGCGGCTGAAGCTCACGCCAGGAGCGGGTGCCGACATGCTTCTCCATCTGTGATGGAGAGCGCAGCTTGGGCTTCTCCCAGATATCGTTGGCGCCATTCGACCGTAAGAGGGTTTCGACCTGGCTCTCGTCGACCCAGACGCGTCTGGGACGTGTCGGGACGAGACCCCAGCCCGGTACGGGAGTACCGTCCTCGATGCGCTGCTGGGCGAGCTCACGCACCCCCTGGATCCACACCTCCAACCGCTCGGCGTCGTCAAGATAATCGCTGAGCTCGGCCGGGGTGGCGTCGGTGAGAGTATCGTCGGCGATCGGGCTAAAGGCGCGCTGGGTGGCGCGCAGCTTAGCCGCCTGCAAGGCCGGGCAGATCACCCGGCCGGGGCACCACCGGCAGTGGTCGCCCATGATGAGCTTGGCGTCGTCTTGCTGGGTGGCCGCCACGGCTGGTTTAAGTTCGGTTTCGACCCACAAGAGGATATCGATCACCGGCAGGACGTAGCTGCGCACGGCCTCACGGCCCGGGACGCGGGGCTGCACGATAATCATCTCGACCTCAAGCGGGTCGGCTTTGGGGTCCCAAGCTTGAAGCGCTGCCAGGCCACCCGCCGCGTAGTAGAGCATTTGGAGATTGTCGAGATGCGAGACGTAGACACCGGCACCGTTCTTGTAGTCGACGATGGTCAGCCGGCGGCGACGACGGCTGTAGGCCAGGAGATCGCACGTCCCGAAGAGATCGACCGGGGTGGGGGCGGGATACCAATAGCTGGCTAGGTTCACTTGCTGCTCGGCCGCCCAGACGTCAGCCTCGGCAACGATCGGCTGCACGGTGTTGAGGTAGATCTCGACCGCTTCGACCATCTCCTGGTCGACGAGGATGGCGTGGCCGTCATGGTAGAGGGTCTGACCGAGAAACTGGTCGATCGGACCGCCGTGGGTCAGCAAGTGCTCGCCGACGGTGTGGGCGACGGTGCCCTGGGCCGCCCAACGGGATGAGCCCGCGGGGTCGGTCACGGCTTTCGCTACGCGAAAACTACCAGGGCACGTCATCCACCGAGACGCGGAGGACGCACCTAAAAGAGAGTGCGCAACCGCCATCAGAAGGGCCCGGTGTCAGCCGCGGCTGCGGCAGCTGGTGCTGCCGCGCCATTAAGCTCGGCCCAGAGGGCTTTCGCCTGGTCGTAGAGTTTGGCCAGCTTGGCGTCGGGGACCTCGGCGAAACGCTTGACGTCATATTGCTTCTGGAGGTCGACCACCTTGCTGGCGCCGATCTTGTTGTGGCGATAGCACTGCTGGAGGAGGTCGATGACCTTGGTGCGCAGATCGCCGGGATCGAGGTTTTCGGCTTCCGGCTCGGCCTCCGGCGGCGCGGCAGCACCAGCTGCCGCGGCCTCGCGACCACGGCGGCGACGGGTCGGTGTTGGCGGCTCGATCTCGGCAGTGTCGAGACCGTTACCGCCGGCAGTGCCAGCGGAGGTTTCGCTAATCTCCAGGTTAAAAAGACCGCGTCCTATGCGACAGAAGTCTTCCTTGGCCTCGTCAAGGGTTTCACCACCAAACGTGATATTTATCAAAACTGCCTCCCTGTCGGGGTGTTCTTCTTCACCATCACTCGGGCCGAGCCCATCTGTCAGGCGAGGGGGTTAAAAGTGCTCAAACAAATGGCTGAGTTCACTGGCCTTTCTTCGATAGGCGCGCATGATCCGGTGATCGAGCGAGCCGGGGACGTAAAGAAAATGAATGGTGCAGGCGTTGGCCTGGCCAAGGCGGTGGATGCGCAAGGCGGCTTGATAGTTCTCGGCCGGAACCCAAGAGGTCTCGACAAAGACCGCGGTATGCGCCGCGGTGAGGGTGATGGCCGTGCCGGCCGCCTGGATCTGACCGATCAGGATTTGGGTTCTGCTCACGTCCTGCTGAAAGCGGGTGATGGCTATTTCGCGGTCACGCTGGGACGTGGACCCGTCGATGACAACGGGGGCAAACTCACTGAGCTCGGCCGCCAGACCACGGATCACGCTGCGGTGATAGGCGAAAACTACGAGTTTTTGGTGGTTGGGCGCCATCTGGAGGAGGGTTTCCTCGCAGAATGCTGCGCTTGCAGCGATCTTGCTCTCACCAAGAGCGCGCCGCCCGGTCGCCAGTGCAGCTTCGTTGCGTTGGAGCCCTGCGATCAGCTGGTCATCATCATCCGGATTATCGAGTGTGGCCGTGCCCAGAGGGAGAGGCAGGGTGTTCTCGGCATCGATCGGCGTATCGTAGAAGGCTAAGGGCGGCAGATCGGTCAGCACGTCCTCGCGTCGACGCCTGAAGACATGGGGACGCAGCCGGTCACGGAGCTCGGGGATTGCGCTGATCTTCGATCCCGTAATCCGCCGGCCATAGACCGTGTCCTGGACGTTGCAAAAGCGGTTCTCGAACTCGAACACGGTTCGCACTGCCGCCGGCAGTGCCTCACGGAAAAGCGCTTTGAGATGGGGGTAGAGCTCTCCCGCATGGTTCGGGGCGGGTGTGCCCGACAGCAACCAGACCTTGTTGGTGGTTCCTGCCAGGGAACCGATTGGAGCATCTAAGCGACCGCCATAGACCGCATGGGTGCGGTTGCTGGCCCCCTTGAGATACTGACACTCGTCGATGATAACGACGTCCCAGTCGAGTTTGGCGAGACGTCGGAGCCAGGGGTCGCTGGTGATCGAGAGGTTCGAGTAGGCGATCACCGTCCAGCCAGGTCTCGGGACCGGGCGGCGGATACTGGTGCCAGGTTGCACGACGAGCAACTCGGGGATCAAGATGTTGTCGGTGGGCCACCATTTAATAAGCTCGGCCGCCCAGATGATGCGGGCGATGGCCGGGCAGATCACCAGAACGTTTTGTGCTCCCGCGAGATAGGCCGCGCGGATGGCGATCGCGGTCTTGCCAAGACCGGGGTCGAGTACCAGGAACCGGTTATGGTTGAGCGATGTCGTGTTCAGCAACCAATCGATCGCTTCGTGTTGGTAAACACGCAGCGCCGCGACGGCGGGGTTGGTGGCGGCGGCGGTAGACCGCCGCTGGCGAAGGGCCAGGGCTGCTGTCATTTGGTTGGCCGTGTTTGATACGACACCGCATGACAGCACTGCGACGGGATTACGTCAAGCGTGTATTTAATGTACGCAACCGGTATTACCAACCTTTAAGGTCGCCCTTTATCAATCACAAACGCGGTATGTAGCGTCACGCTATATGGCGTAAAATACCCGAGCTTGATGTTAAAAACCCAATTGCGTTGCGCCGCCTACCGAACCTGTTGAAATCAGCCGCGTATGATTACCGGCGCCCAGATACGTGCAGCCCGCGGCCTACTTGGATGGACCGGTGCGGAGTTGGCAGGACGATCGGGGCTCAGCACGTCGTCGATCCAACGTGCCGAGGCGACCCGCGGCGTAAGCTCGATGCGAGCGGACAATCTGTTGCGGCTGCAACGGGCGTTCGAGGACGCCGGGATTATCTTTCTCGATGTCGGGGACACACGCAGGGGCGGCATCGGTGTGTGCTTAAAGCTGCTTGTGTAAGGTCAAAAACGCATAGGCGATCAATGCCGCATCGGCCCGGCCATGATCCTTGACCCGCGCAAACTGCTCGCTTTGCTTGGGGAATAGCTGCATGGCTCGCAGCCGCGACGCACCTTTGTCTCCCGCGATGCCCTGCACGTGGACGACACGACGCCACTCCTGCGGCGTCAGAAAAGACACCGGAATGTCTAAGGCCGCCAGGACGCCGCGCAGGACGCCAAAGCCGACGCCAAAGTTAAACGTGCTGGTGACACCCTGTTTGGGCATGGCGTGGACGAGCTCCACGACCGCGGCATCCGGCCGCATAGAACGGATCGAGGACACGATCTCGGCGTCTATAAGCTGTGTCTTATTACGAGTTCGTATGATTGGCATATCGATTAGCAAAAGCGAGGCTAACTCTATGTCATAGAACGCCAAAGCACCCTGCAACCCTGGATCGACTCCGAGGAGGCGCATGATGAGAACCCCGAAAAAACCATCGACAACAAGACAAAAACGTAGTAGCAGCACAAAGGACACGACACGACACCAGTCTAAACGACAACAACCAAACATGGAACCCATCATGCACACCGCTGTTATCGACGCATCTTACGGCAGCGGAAAAACCAACACGACGGCATTGACGGCGATGATGCGCCTCAAGACGCCACCCAGCGCGGAAATGGTCAAAATACAAAAGGATTTTGCCGATAATTTAGCGCGGTTGATGCAAGCCAAAGGCATGAAGCAAAGTGACTTGGCCCGCGAGGTGTGGGGCACGGTCAAGGATAAACGGGGCTACGAGGTCGCCCGCAACCGGGATCGGATCTCAGCATATCTAGCCGGGGCAGGGATACCGGAGACCGACAACCTTAATAAAATCGCTGCCGCGCTTGGTTGCACGACCGAGGACTTGCTAGGGGCGGAAGAAATGGCCGCACGCCCGTTGACGCGCACACGAGCCCATCAGGTCGAAATCAATATGGTTTCCGTGTTCGGCCGGCCGGGGTGGATGCAAATCTCGTTGAACTTGGTTTGCCCGTTAGCCGATGCGCAGGAGTTTTTGGCGCTCTACGAAAAGGTGCGCCAACGACAGATAGAACGCGAAGAAGCCGAGGGGGATGAATGAATGACGGGTGAGATAAAGTTAGAGCTTCTCGCGGATGGCACGGCACGGCTGAAGGTCGATGACCGGATCATGTGAATGCTGACCTAGCTATTCTGATCACGCGCCTCATCGACACGGAGGCTGAAGTGCTCCGCGAGGGTCGCTGGTCTTTGATATCCGCGATTACGTGTGGGGTGCTTTAAGTGACACGCATCCGCAACGCCGAGCTCTTAAGGATATTGGCCGGGCACTCAAGCGAGACGCTGGAGCGCGTCCCGATGCGCGCTCTGCTGACGCAGGGTGAATGCGCTCAAATCATGCGGTGCTCGGTCAAGAAGATTCAACGGCTGCGCCGGGCGGGCAAGCTAGCGTGGATGCCGGGGAAACCAATAACGATCAAAGCAAAGGACCTTCTACTATGTATACACAGCCTTACTTGGCCCAAAACGACCGCGGATATTGGGAGATCAGGTGGAGTGAGCCCGGCGGCGGCGGCAGCGGCAAAACGCGCAGCCGAAACCTTAGTACGCGCACGGCTGATCGGGCGATAGCCGACAGCATCTTTGGGCAGTGGCTCAAAAGCCGGGACGCCGTGGTGGAACTGTTTGCCACCCCCACGGTAGGGGAGTGCATCGATAAATATCTTCTCGACGCTCGGAGGAGGGGGGTGCACCAGTCGCAATACTGGGTGCTCGACAGGTGGCGGCAGAGCCCGCTGAGTGGGCTGCGCCCTGTGGAACTCAGCGGGAAGCCACTGCGGGAATGGCGTGCTCAGCGGGGCTTGGTGGCCGCCGCATCGACAGTACAGCGCGAGGTGGGCGCGCTGTTGGCGGCGCTCAACTGGGCAGCACACCCCGACAAGGGCGGGCTGATCGCGGCGGGGGAGGTTCCCCGGGTCGCGATGGGGCCGGTGCACTATCCGGAGAAGAAGTTTCTGGACGAGGTGTGCGAAGAGAAGTTTCTAGCGATGGCGCTGGCATGGCGGGTGCCGCGTGTGGGTCGGTTTGTGGCGATCGGGCTCAACACCGGGGCACGCAAGGAGGCGATCGAGGAACTGGTATGGGACCGCATCGACATGAAGGCGCGGCGGATCGACTTCCGTGACCCGAAGCGGAAGGTGACCAATAAACGCCGCGTCCTGGTGCCGATTTGTGATCGATTGTTTCCGGTATTGGATGCGATCCCGGTAGCTGAGCGCTGGGGCCGCGTCATTGACGCGGTCGACATGGGGGCCAGTTTTAAGAAGTTTGTAGAGACCACACCCTGGCCGTGGGTCACGTCGCACACCATGCGGCACACGTTTATCACGCTGGCGCTGCGGGCCGGGACGTCGTTGTTCGATGTATCCCAACTCGTTGGGGACACATACGCCACGCTGGAAGCGCACTACGCCCACCATCAAGCCGACAGCGCGCTGGATCGGGCGGCTAACAGGCGGTTCCGGTGATGCGGGTGATGAGTGTAGTTCTGACGACGATCGTGTGTGCGATCGTCGTGTCGGGGCTGTGGTCGGCTTTCTGGTCGGCTTTCCAGCTGATGAACAACGACGAGCTAAACTTGCTGGTCGGGCTGCTGGGCGGGGTGTTTGGCTTCTGGTTGTCATATACCGGCCGGCTAGCCCGGATCTTCCGCAAAGTGGGGTGATGGGAAATGGAGACACCGGTTAACTTTGCTATTCACGGGACGCGACCGCGGCGGTGGTGGCCGCCGCGGTGGCGACCGCCATCGTGGCTGCTGATCGCGGTGCTGGCATCGTTGTTGACATGGGTGGGTTGGGCCGTGGTGCTGATGATCGCGGTTCGGATCGCGTCGTGACCGCGTTTTTGGTGGGTTTGGCTAGTGATGCGTCCGCGCCCAAGCAACGACAACTAGAGGGCGAGCATGAGGCTGTTTACGGTTGAGGACCGCGCTGATCTATTCGCGAAGATCGGAAAGGCGGTCATTGGGATACAGGACGAGTATTCGGGCGGTACTACGCCGCATGAGGTGGTGCCGGAACTCGTCAACACCCTCCTCCTGCTCGCAGCGTTTATCTCGCGTGACAACCTCGACGGTAAGGTGGCGGATTTTGTGTTCAGGTGCGCCGAGGTCGCGGGGCAGGTCTGGGGCGACGACGAGATCCGCAAAATATCGACGCCCTGCTTGTCGGCGCTCGCCAGCGGCGACGCGTGCCAGCCAGACGAGCTTAAGCGTTGCGCGATCTGCGGCTTTGTCGGAAAAGCCGACTAGGTGAAGGACAGCCACTGATCGTTGTTGACGACGTTGTAGATGGTCTTGCGCGAGACGCCATAGGACCGCGCAAGCGAAGCTTGGGACGTGCCGGCGTGGTGCGCGTCCCGGATCTGACTGGCTTTGCGCGGGGTGAGCTTTCTGGCCGGGCGCTCATGCAGGCGCTCGACAGTGTGAAAGATCTGGTTGCAGCGCGAGCACTTGCGCTGGCGGGCGATGCTCGACGCGCGGTTGGTCAACCAGGCTTTGGTGTTGACCACGCGAGTTTTGGTCAGGCCGCAATTGGGGCAGTGAAAGCCCTCAGTCACGTTAGTCCCGTTTTAGACAATTTTCGATGATGCGCTGGATCATCTCGTTTCTGGCTTGGGTGTTGTGCTGGAAGACGTAGGACGCCACCCCGAGAAAAACGATGTTGAGCAGCACGAGCAGAAGAAAAGCTGGCGGCAGAGCGCGGATCAGCTTTTCGCTGACCGATGCGAGTAGTCCCTCTTTATTTGCGGGCTGTGGGGCTGCCACGGCTGTTTAGACGGCGTTGGCCGGCGGCATCCTCACGGCGGTCTTGCGGGGTGCGCTCGTACTGGGCCGGGGTCAGGCCGAGGCGCTTGGCACCGCGCTTATCTTCGCGGATATCGGTGGGGGTGTCCTCGTAGCGGCTCTGCTGCCGACGCAGCCGCGAGGCGACAGCCGGGGGCAGTTTGGTTTTCACGCCGCGCTCTTTGGGACCTGGGACGTGTCGTAGACGCTGATCCCGCCATCGAGCGCCTGGATCGCCTTGCCGAGGCGCATCGAGGCGTCTTCAAGGTGGCGATAGGCCAGCATGACGTTGGCGACCGCTTCTCCGTTACTGTGGTCGGCTGCCCGGCGAAGAGCCATCAGCTTATCGGCGAGCGGTTTGATCTCGCGCCGGAGCGCTTCACAGTCGACGACTTGCATCGGGATTACTTCTTGCTGCCGCCCTGGGACGGCGGAGTGCCGGCCGGCTTGGTGGGCTCGGTGACTGGCGGCATATCGCTCCAGCCGGAAGAGGAGGTGCGCTCGTCGATCGCGCCGGAGCGGGGGGTGCGGCCGGGGGCGAGCTCTTTGTGCTGTTCGCGGTCGGATGTGCCATTCATGGGGGTCACGTCCTGTGTTGTCGGTGTCTGTAGGATACGACGAAAAGATCGGCCCGACAACCAAGGAGGATGTCGGGCCGATGAAAGTTTGGACCATCTTAGACGAACCGGGGCTACCGCCTGAGTTGTGAACCGTGCTGGCTGGGGAAAGCGTCACACAAGGGTCACAGGCGGTAGCACCCGAGGGGGCGATATAGCGCTATATCTGGGAAAATGCAAGGGCGGGGGGTTGGGGGTGTTGGCGGTTTGGCGGTCGCTGTGTGAAGATACTTCGACCGACACCGTTTGATTGGTCTTTGGCTGGGGAGCCTTCAGATGAAGATGAACGATTTATCGTCGCGGTTTTTGCGCTGGGCGTTTGGCGACCAGCGTGGGCGCGTGATGGTGGTTAGTTTTAAGGGGGTGCCTCGTGATGTGCCGGGGTATTCGTGGCACGCCGAGCGGGCCGACGTGCTGGCGAAGGGCGGTGCTGGGTTATGGCCGCCCGCGGTTGAGAACAACAATTACTTTTGTGTCTCGTTGTTTAAGGGGTCGCGTCGGCAGGACGTGGACTTTGAGAGTTTGTGGGTGCTTGGGATCGACGATGTGGGGACGGGGCCGGGCTGCAAGGTGGATGGCGGGGTGCTGCTGGATCGGTTGGGGGCACCGGGGTGGGTGATCGAGACCTCACCGGGCAACCAACAGTGGTTTTATCGGTTTCGTGAGGGGGTGGTCGACGAGGGGTTGGCCAGGCTGCTGGTAATGATGGTTCGGCGGGCGGGGGATACGACCGCGTCCCAGGACGGGAAGTTGCTGACCCGGCTGATGCGGCTGCCGTCGGGGACCAACGGGAAGGAGGATTATTTACCCGACGGGTATCCGACCGCGGTGGTGTTTTCGCCGGAGGTGGGTGACGACGAGGTCGGGACGCTCGATGATCCTCGTGGGGTGCTGGCGTCCTGGGACGCGGCCGAGGTGGCTTGTGGTGGCGTTGCGACCGCGGATCTGCCTGCTGCAAAGAGGTCGTCGAGCTCAGGGCTGGGTAAACGGGTCGGTAAGTCCGTGTTGGATCTGATCGGCGACGACCCGGTCGGGAAGAAGCTTCTGGAGTTGGGGTTTGTGCGTGGGTTGACCTCATCGGGGTTGGGGGTCGAGGTGGTGTGCCCGTGGGAGGACGAACACACGGTCAAGACTTCGACCGGGGCAGCGTATTTTCCCGAGAAGGGTGGGTTCGAGTGCCATCACGGCCACTGTCAGGGACGTGGATACAAGGAATTGGTGGGGTGGCTGGAGGATTATCTGGATCAGTCGGGGCTGTGGGAGGGAGGGGTGTTCGGGGGGTTGTTTTCTCCGGTGAGCTCTGCCTCTGGTTCTGCGGCCGGCGGGGACGCGGGGGACGTGGACACGGGGGATTTGGACGGCGATCCACCTCTGTTTCGCGAGGTTATGGTCAGCCAGTACGTGTTTATCCGGGCCGAGAATAAGTATCTCGATCGGCTGTCGTTGGAACTGATCCCGGTGGAGAGTTTCAACTCGTCGTTCAGGAAGGATCTGCGGCCGTGGCTGGGGTACATGGATGGCAAGACCGCCAAGACGATGACGCCGCATGCGTGGTTCCTGGGGACGGGGGATGGGCCGGTAGCAACCATACAGACGCACTGGCCGGGGCGTGGGGAGTTGTTTGTCGAGAGCGGGGTGCCGATGGCCAATACCTGGATAGCCGCGTCCCGACCATTGTCGGGACGTGTGGTGACCGAACAGGACGTTGGGCCGTGGCTCGACCTTGTCGAGATGATCTGCGCGTCCGAAGGTGCACAGGCGGCGCTGTGGGTATTGGACTGGTTTGCCCTGATGGTGGGATCGCCGGATATCAAGCCGGGATGGGGGTTGATGATCCAGAGCGAGGTGCAGGGGATCGGCAAGGATATGATGCTGTGGCCGATACTGGAGGTGTTGGGGCCACGCAATGCGGCAACCCCGTCGATGAAGGAGATCGTCTCGGGGTTTAACGAGTTCGCCGCGCGGCGACTGGTCTCGGTAAGCGATCTGGAACGGAACACGCGGGGGGCTACGACCGCGCATGACGTGTACGAGACGATCAAACCGTGGACGGAGAACACGTCCCGGTTAGTGCAGATCAACGAAAAACATCGAAAGGCTTACCGTGCGCTAAATGTCAGCGGGTGGGCGATCACATCGAACGCGACAGATGCGATGCCGCTGGCCGAGAGCGATCGACGGTTTTTTGTGATCATGTCGCGGATGAAGCCGTGGCCAGAGGACCGTTATGCGTCGCTGAAGGGGTGGATGATGGCTGACGGCTGGCAGCTGATCGGGGAGTTTTTGCATCAACGATACGCGTTGATGCCGAATGTGGATCGGGCTCGGTTGATGGGCCGGGCGCCGATGACGCCGGGCAAGCGGGTGATGACCCTGGCGGCCGAGGACAAGCTGACGTCGTGGACGCGCGAGCAGATTGAGGATGGGATATGGCCCGATCTGATGACGTCTCGGGACGTGCAGGACGCCTATGAGAGAGCCGGCCGGCGGGTCCTGAGCAACGTCCCAACAGGACACAAATGGGGTCCGATATTACGGCGGTTAGGAGGCGAATTATTGCGAAACGGGGTAACGGTAAAACTGCCGAACGGAGCGATTACGCGGATGTGGGCTGTTCGTTGTCCTGAGCGCTACAGACAAATGGATCATAACGAACTTACGGATACGTATATGCAACAGAACGGTCAGTTTTCTCCGTTACTAATTTAGTGTTATATCTTATATTAGTAACGGTAGTAACGGAGTAACGGTAATATATATTATATTGGAAAATATATAGGTGTATAAAAGACAAAAGAGACAAAAAAGGAATATATATAGAGCTAGACTATAATAGGGGAAATACCGTTACTCCGTTACCGTATATGCTTTTGCTGTGGGCGCCGTGAGTTTCGCCGTGAGTAAAGACAAAAATCGCCGTGAGTTTTTCGCCGTGAGTTTGGGTCCGCTCGGGCGGCTGTCGAGCCCCTGGCTGTCGAGCCCCTGGCTGTCGAGCCCCTGGCTGTCGAGCCCCTGGCTGTCGAGCCCCTGGCTGTCGAGCCCCTGGCTGTCGAGCCCCTGGCTGTCGAGCCCCTGGCTGTC